CAATATTCGCTGGCATGTTGTAACCAGCTATGGGAGTTCCGACGTAATTAGGATTCCCGAGATCGACCGTGACTGTGAATGTTGCGGTACCATCAATGCTTTGAATTGTCGCGCCTATCGGAATAAATGGCGAGTTAGTTCCGGCAGTATTTCGCGAAAATGTAACGGTTCCAGTAGCTGACTGCGCACCGAGCCGCAGAAAATTCCAATCGGCCATCCAGCTATCGAGATCGGAACCCTCCGATGTCGATGCGCGCGTTAACTGAGCTATCTGCAAGGCAATCGCCTGAAGCCAAAGCAAAATTCCGCTATATCCTTCGACGAGGGCTCTGAGGCTGGAGCCAATCGAAAAGTCTAGAAGAGCATTCGCGCGACCTTGTATACCAGTCGCGATATTCGTCACGATCGTGGTAAAGGATTTTGTCGGAAGGGTAGCCATTAGACCGCGATCGTGAGAGAGAGTTGTTGGCTATTCCCAGCCGAAGTGTACCCGATACTGATGATAAACAGACCGCCCGGTTGCTGAACCACGCTAATCGTAGGCGCAGGGTTAGGCGCTACCGAATTTTCCAGCGCAATTTGCGATCTCACGATGCTTTCGAGAAATTGCGTTGTCATAGGGCGACCTATCTTCTGCGGCAGTCCCGCCCCATAATCCTGGTGGAATACATACCCGCCTACTGTCGTAAACAAACGACGCAAAATACGCTGGCGCGCATAGATATCGCCATCTACAACCGCAAGGTCATGACTCGGACTAAGCTTATAGTCAGTGTCCCATTCAAGTGATGGCTCTGGCATTTAGCAGTACCTCCAGGACGCACCGTTATAGGCCACCGGACAATTTACTGCCGTCGCTCCTCCGCCGGTTGGGATAGCGTTGAACGCAACCACCGTATTAGAGACCGTGTCGCTGCAATAAACCATCATCCCCTTTTGTGGAGATGCAATTCCGGCAAGCCCTGCGATAGTGTAGACTGGAAGTTTTATCCATGACGTTGCGGCCGCAGTGTCAGTCGTAAATCCCTGGGTAACCGTAAGACCCTGGGTCGCCTGCGCAAGACCGCCAGCGCCATCTGATGCCACTAAGAACGCACCTGTTCCGAGGCCACCTAAAAGGCTAGCAAGTCCGGAGACGCCAAGAGTTCCGGTAACATTGGTATTGCCATTATGAAGGATAGAACTGGCGGCGTCGGTTATGGAGGTGCCGGCGTTCCGAGTGTGGGTTGTGCCGGCTGTATCGGTTATTGAGGTTGCCGCGGTGCGCGAATGTGCGGCCGTTGTGTTTGTGACAATCCCATTAACCAAGTCCAGAACGATTGAATGAGAGGAACCTCCGCCAGATGCCTTGTGCGTTAATGTTTTCGCCAAGAGATCTAGGATCATCGTGTGCGTGTTGGTACCGTCGGTAGAAGAGTGTATTACGCTGTTTTTTGTTGACCTTAATCCACTTGAAAATCCGGTGCTAAACGCACTACTATCTGACTTAGGGTCCATCGTTATGGAATGGGAGATTTGAGCCCCATCTGACGCCGTGTGCGTCATCTTCCCGCCCTTGCCATTAGCCTTCGTTGCGGAAGCGGCATAATTTCCAGCCGTCGCACTATGGCTCATGTCGGGTTTAGTATTATCAGTCTGTCCGTCTGCCTGCTTTTGAGTTGTTGCGATGGCTGTTGAACCATCCTTGTTCATTTTGATTGAGGCGTTGAACTGCGAGATGATCGCAGTTTCACCAGACTGAACTTGCGGCGGCATATCCACGTCGGAATGCAGGCGGCCGGCTATCTTTCCGCTTTCGAAATCTCCTTCTAAGAAGCGCACAACGACCTGATCGCCAGTCGTTTTGCCGTCGCCAGGTACTAGACCGGTAACATGACCGTAGTTATTACCCATCGCATGGGTTTCAATCGGGATCGAACCAGTTTCAAATTGTTCCGGCTGGAGCATGGCTTTCGCAGTATGCGTCTTCGGGTCGTAGCTCGTCACAAGCCCGATGCGTTCATGTCTTCTACCGGCCGCCCAATTCTCAATGCACCGATAGATCATCGGCTCGAGATCTGAGACAGTCATTCTGCGCTGCGCCCTTCGCCAGCAGTAGCGCCGAAAATCAACGTAGTGTATCCGCCCATGCCGAATGAATGCTTAATCTCGTCAATTTGGTATTGCTGATCGAACTGGCCTGTTCCGGAAAGCTGAACCGCCATAGATACGTCTATCGACGTGTCGCCTACGACTTCAGCCTCAAGGTGAAAGGTATGGCGCGTCATTTCTTGCGCCCTCATCTTGGCAAAGTTTTGGATTTGATCCTGCACAAAAGCGGGAATGTGATAGGTAGTTATGGTTTTCCCGCTAGCGCCTTGAACAGTTGCTGTACTCTCCAACATCTTTTTCTTGCGAGAGTGCCAGCTTTTTGCCGTTGTTTCGTTGGTCTTCGCGGCCTGTGCATTGTAGGAGATGGTGAGATGCAAACAGTCCGAAATCATTGGACTGCCTGGAGTTGGCGGGACATAATTGAGGGAATAGCTACCGCCAGAACTGCTCTGGCTCACGTAGTTGAGGGAAGTCCCCTTAACGAACCAGCGGGCGCCATCGAGTTCGGCAAGCTTATGAATGACTGATGCGAAACTTTGTCCGTCCGTAAGTTTTGCGTATTCGTCCTTTAGAATTCGGCCAGCCTTAATCATTCCCTCGCCGACTTGTGCCGTCAGGCCAGCGCGCTGGGCCAAGTCCTGAACGATATCGGTTGTCTTCTTGTTGACCCATTTCTCAGCGGACTTCATTTCATGGAGCTTGGCTGAGCTGTCGCGACCGGTTGCGGTAATGACGCGCTGGATAAAATCGAAACTAACGTTGTCCAACTCCCCCTGAACGAGGGTAGAACCGTTCACAATGATGGAGGCGCTTGTTTGTCCACCAGAGAGCGCGGCTAAGGCTCCCCCGTCCATAGGCAGATTTGCGCTGAATGTTGCGCTACGGCGCGTTGCCGTTTGACAAACTTGGCCACTGGTAACCAAGAACTGGCCGCCGCAGACCAAATAGGCGGTGTGCGGCCTAACGCCAGTCGAGATCGCCAATTATGCCCCCAAAATACCGCTCGTGTCTGTAGTGTCAAAAAGCGCAGGTAAAGCTATTTGTGTCAGTCCATTGATCCATGGATCGACAAGGTTGTTTTCCTTGGCCAGCACGGTCCAATACATGGCATTGCCAAGCTCTTGCGCCGCGATATGGAACAGCGTCGTGTTCGAAACCAAGATAGTCCGGAACGGAACGGCTTCGCCGACGTAAGGTTGAGCTACAGTCATCAATCGGTGCCCCCGCTAAGCATTACCATCAGATTTAGTAAGCCAATGAGAAACACCCAAATGATTAACGCCTCAACTGCGCTCACAATCAACAAAATGAAAACATAAGCGCCAATCTCTAGACAGTTGAGCAATTTCACATTCTACCCGGTTATTTCAATGTTCAGCACCATGCGGCCGATAACCCCGCGAAGATCAGACAGCGTTTGTTCGTCCTGGGCGCTAGTTAGAAGGGCAAGGAGGCCGTTGACCGTGTCTCCGGGCATCTTTGACCCCGCAAAAGTATCAAGGGCGCCAGCGGCGGTTTTTTCGGCCGCATCAATAGCCGTAGCGAGCGTTGCTGCCTGCTGCAGTAGCGCACGGCGAATTGTTACGCTTGCTGACAGGTACGAACCCATAGCCGCAAGCGCTGCATTAAGATTTGAAACGCCGGTCGTAACGGATGACGGGATCATACGCTTACCAGTGAAGGCTAAATAATTGAAACGACAGTATCACATACATAACCGCCGGAAATATCGCGCAACCCATTAATAATAAAAACAAAACGTCAAAAATGCTATTTTTCATAGCCCAACCAAGCTCATTGCTGTGGCCATGTCGGCTCCTAAGAGCTGATCAATTCCCTGCGTGATCGCACCGAGCGCGCCGGACATAGTGTCAACGGCCACAACAACCGTTATGTCATATTTCCACAACTGCGGATAGCGCTCCGGCTTAGCCGTAAAATGAGAGACGATAACCGTCCAGAAATTGCCGCCCCAAACTAGTGGGACCGGCGCCCCGGATACCCGCAACGCATCAAGCGCGCGAACATTCTCTCTAGCATCAGCCCCGTAGAATGTGCCCGACCAACTGTAGTCGTCGTCATCCGGACCTAGAGTATCAATGTGCCGCGAGCCGCCTGGCAGTTTATGAATTGCCATAGCCTGCGCGCCGCCGAGATGAATATCATGCGGCGTCGACCACTCGTCGAAAGAAATTCCGCCAAGAACTAAAGTATCAGTGGCCATCTCGGGCGTTTCATTCTATAAATTGTGATAGGAAAGGCTGGAATCATGACGCCCGAGCAAGATGAATTCGATATTGGTTACCAGCGTGGATATGAAGACGCGATATTAGGTAATGGGAATAATTGCCCTGACGATGGTTCTAAATTTTCCCTTGGATATTATTTTGGATATAGCGACGGTATGAAATCAGTAGGCTAGGCTGTCGCAGTCTGGCGGTCAGCTCCAGCGAATGAATGGTAACCATCAAAATATGCGCTTTGACGCGAATGCTCACTGCCCTTTAAAATATGGGTTACTGTATTAGACGCCACCATCTTGCCGTCGAGATACACGGGGGTGTTAATGGTTGCCCGGACTTCTTGCTGACCTTTGTACGGACGGACGCCAGCCCCGGAACGCAACGAGCCGATGCCCTTGTCTCTTAAGCCGTGCCAGATTTGAGACGAATAGCCGCCGTGCGTGTGACCATAACGTTTCATCCACTCTATTTGCTGTGGCACGGAAGATGGACTGCGAACATCAATACCGTCCCTAAGCATTTGGTTTCCGATACCACCTCCGGTATAAACCTGGAATGGACCGTAGCTCTTCCCGCCATCTCCGATGGCATAGCCTTCTGGTCCTTCGGTGCGATAGATCTTCATTAAATTACTGGCTTCGTCACCACCAAGTTTTTGTATCATACTCGCATATTGCAAATGGGCGCCTTTGGTGCCTCCAAAGCTGCCATCGCCGCCTCCGCCGCCGAGCATACCGGCGCCACCAAAGCTCGACTTTTTAAGCAAGCCGCCAAGGGTTGTGACAAAATCTGAAATTGCCTGACCGACACTGTGAAGCCATTCTGCAAATTTTGTGATCGCATCCTTAACGGTTGTGAAGCCTGTCGATATCGAATCCCAATGAATGACCGCGAGCGTCCCAATGCTTGCGACTACAGCCGCAATTGCAGTGACTATTACTCCGCCGGGAATCCATGCAGCCATAGCGGCAATTACAGCAGCACTACCTAGCGTTATTAAGGCTGCAGACAATCCAGCCAACATCTTAGCCACTATCGCTATTCCTTCTTGGTGCGTCTTCGCCCATTCCGTGAATCCATCGAGAGACTTGGTCATCGACTTAAGAGCTGGAATTGCTATATGTTCCAAAACAGGCGTCCCGAGATGAGCCATGAACTCATCCCAAGCTGCGGTAAAATTATGCATGGCTTGAGTGTAGTCTTTGGTGTTCTGAAGGTTGGATGCGGTGCTAATACCCAACCCTCCCTTGATTCGCACCCGCTCCTGTTCCATCTGCGGCAAGTTCCGCAACATGTCGTGAATCTCACGGGTTGAAGTCTGCCGCTGAAACAGCTTATAGAGTTCCGGCACCTGCTGATCAATTGTCGTGAGGCCCTTTTCGACTAGCTTCTGTTGAAGTATTTTCACAAACTCTATCGGGTTCTCCTTGAGAGCCCTTGTCGCTGGCGTGTCAAGTGATCCCTCAGGCCAAACTATTTTGCCTCCCTTGCCAACAGTGTAATCGCCCACAATCCCCATAGCCTTGAACTGCTTGGCACGATATTCCGTCATGGTACCGCCAATCAGCTGTTGATATATTGACGATAGCGCAGTACCGGCGCGATGACCTCCCATGCCTTGCGCTACCATGGCCATTGTCAGCAGGCCTTCGTCCGACATGCCGGACATGGCTGGACCACCTTGCTGAGCCAGGGCTAGCCAGGTATCAGCATTGACCCGGCCATGCGTTGCGGTAATGACGCGCGCACCTAAGTCGAAGAAGTGTTGAAGCTTACCAACATCAACTTGGTGGGTCATCGAATCCATGAACTTGCCCATCAAGTCGCCCGCGCGAACCATGTTAT